GCCTTCGATAAGTCATTTGATCCTGGCAAGACTAGTAAGTCTGCCGGAGAGACACTCAAGAAGGCAGCAGAGAAGGCTAAGGAAGCTGCAGAGGCTGCTTCAGTTGTCGCTGAAGAGGCACACAAGACGTATAATTCCACCGGCGGCCCTGATCGAAAGAAGCTCCCGAAGGCGTCTGCTCCAAAGCAGATCGAGAAGCCGAAGTCGTATAAGCAGACTAAGCCCTCACCCAAGAAGAAGCGCTACCCGCGTAACCCTGGGAGCACAGCTAAGTAATGCTCTCGAACACCGCAGTACCAAAATACTACGGGCAGTTTCGAGACGCAGTCGTCCGAGGCGAGATTCCGGTATGCGAAGAGATCTCCTGCGAGATGAATCGCATAGACGCCCTCATCGCAAACCCGGAATACTACTATGACGACAAAGCTGTAGAGGGCTTCATCGCTTACTGCGAGAACGAGCTCACGCTGTCCGACGGAGCCGACCTCCACTTGCTCGATAGCTTCAAGCTCTGGGCCGAGCAGCTCCTTGGCTGGTACTACTTCGAGGATCGCCAGGTCTTCGTCCCATACGAGGACGGAGTCGGCGGTCGCTATGAGACCAAAACCGTAAAGAAGCGCCTAACAATCAAGCAGTATCTGATCGTTGCTCGTGGAGCAGCGAAGTCGATGTATATGTCACTCATCCAGAACTACTTCATGGTGATTGACACTACAACAACTCATCAGATCGCTACGGCTCCGACCATGAAGCAGGCGGAAGAGGTGATGGGTCCATTCCGGACCGCTATCACTCGTGCAAGAGGTCCGCTGTATAAGTTCCTGACTGAGGGATCCATTCAAAATACAACTGGCGCGAGGGCTAACCGCCAGAAGCTGGTTGCTACGAAGAAAGGTGTGGAGAACTTCCTCACCGGATCCCTTCTCGAGGTTCGACCTATGTCCATCGACAAGCTACAGGGTCTTCGGCCCAAGGTCTGTACGGTGGACGAGTGGCTTTCCGGTGACATCCGTGAGGACGTCGTTGGTGCTCTCGAACAGGGTGCCTCAAAGATCGATGACCCGGTCATCCTGGCCGTCTCATCCGAGGGAACCATCCGCAATGCGGTGGGCGACACCATGAAGATGGAGTTGCTCAAAATCCTGAAGGGCGAATACATCGCCCCACACATCTCAATCTTCTACTACCGCCTTGATGACATCAAGGAAGTAGCAGATCCTGCTATGTGGGTGAAAGCCCAGCCGAACATCGGCATCACTGTCTCTTATGATCGGTATCAGCAGGACGTCGAGCGAATGGAGCAAGCCCCTGCCGCTCGAAACGACATCCTCGCCAAGAGGTTCGGGATTCCCATGGAGGGATACACCTACTTCTTCACCTACGAGGAGACAATACCGCACAGGAAGAATACCTTCTGGAACATGCAGTGCGCCATGGGCGCCGACTTGTCTCAGGGCGACGACTTCTGTGCGTTCACCTTCCTGTTCCCACTCAGGAATCAGGCTTTCGGCGTAAAGACTCTGGCGTACATCTCTGAGCTGACGCTCATGAAGTTACCGGGCGCTCTACGCCAGAAGTATGATGAGTTCATCCAAGAAGGAAGCCTCCGAGTCATGGAGGGGACCGTCCTGGATATGATGGAGGTCTATGAAGATCTAGACCAGTACATCGACGAACAGAAGTACGATGTCTCGGCGTTTGGGTTTGACCCATACAACGCCAAGGAGTTCGTAACCCGGTGGGAGCAGGAGAACGGACCGTACGGTATCGAGAAGGTAATCCAGGGTGCTAGAACAGAATCGGTCCCCCTCGGGGAACTGAAGAAGCTGGCCTCAGAGCGCCTTCTCATCTTCGACCAGGAACTCATGTCATTCACTATGGGTAACTGCGTCACTCTTGAGGATACCAACGGAAACCGAAAGCTGCTGAAGAAACGCTCGGAAGAGAAGATCGACTCAGTAGCTGCTCTGATGGATGCCTTCGTGGCATACAAGATCAACAAGGAGGCATTCGAATGAGCGAGGAGGTGAAATGGGTCTTAGTGATCGACTAGCTCACGCATGGAATGCGTTTTCAAAATCCCCAGATAAGAAGAACTTCACGCCGGAGTATGGTTCATGGACTTTCGGTAATCCAAATCTGAATTACCGTCCTGTCGTCGGCGACCAGACAATCGTCACGAGCATCTACAACCAGATTGCTATCGATGTGTCGAATGTTCCTATTCGACATGTCAAGACTGACGATAATGGTAACCTCAAGAGTTACTACCGTAGTTACCTTGATGACTGCCTGTCTCTGAGCGCCAACATTGACCAGACTGGCCAGGGGTTCTTCCAGGATTTGGTACTTACGCTCTTCGAAGAGGGCGCTGTAGCGATCGTTCCAGTAGATACAGATGTCAGCCCAGATTTGACTCAGGGCTACGACATCAAGTCTATGCGAGTCGGCACAATCCTGAACTGGTATCCTCGCCACGTTCGAATCGAGGTCTACAACGACCAGACTGGACAGCGAGAACAGCTGACTCTAGAGAAGGAGTTCGTCGCTATTGTGCAGAATCCTCTGTACAGTGTGATGAACGCTCCTAGCTCTACGCTACAGCGACTGACGCAGAAGCTGCATCTGCTCGATGCCATTGACAAGCAGTCTGGATCCGGTAAGCTGGACATCATCATTCAGCTTCCGTATGTCGTCAAGACTGAGCTCAAGAAGCAGCAGGCCGAGGCACGCCGTAAGGCGATTGAGGAACAGCTCGCAGGGTCTCAGTACGGTATCGCTTACACTGATGGTGCCGAGCGAATTACTCAGCTGAACCGACCTTCCGAGAACAACCTCATGAGCCAGATCCAGTGGCTCACTACGCAGCTGTACAACCAGCTCGGAATGACCGAGGATGTCTTCACCGGTAAGGCCGATGCTCGACAGATGCTGAACTACCAGAACCGAACGGTTCGTCCAGTTCTGAAAGCGATCACGGATGCCATCACCAGGACTTTCCTCACCAAGACTGCCAGAACGCAGAAGCAGCGGGTAATGGCGATCGAGGATCCGTTCCTTAACGTCCCGCTCGAGGAGATGTCCAAGCTGGTCGACTCCGTCAAGCGAAACGAGATTGGTACCGCCAATGAACTTCGCCCGAAGTTCGGCTGGGCCCAGTCCGAAGACGAGACGGCAAACCAGTTGGTGAACTCCAACATCAATCCGATGGGCGAGGAACAGCCGCCTGGCGAAGAGCCGGTCGACGAAGTCCCTGCATCGGAGGTACCAATTTCCGAACTGATGGAGAGTAGTCAAAATGGCAGTTAAGTGCGATTTCTCTGGCTACGCCACGAAGAACGATGTTCGGTGCTCGGATAACAAGGTCATCCGACACGGGGCATTCGCGGCGTACGACGGGAAGACTGTACCTCTGGTCTGGCAGCACAAGCACGGAGACGTTGAGAACGTCCTTGGGCATGCCGACCTGGAGGTTCGTGAGGATGGCGTCTACGCCTACGCCCATCTGAATAACACCGATCGTGGCCGGACCGCTCGAGAGATGGTCAAGAACGGCGACATCAAGGCGATGAGCATCTATGCCACCCATGTTCGGGCTCGGGGCAATGACGTTGTCCACGGCGAGCTCGTCGAGGTGAGCCTAGTGCTCCGCGGCGCTAATCCTGGTGCCCTCATCGACCAGGTCTCCATCGAGCATGGTGACGACGGTGATGAGTTTGAGGCTGTCATCTATACGGATGCACAGCTGGACTTCGTCTCGCACGGTGATGACGTCGAGGACGAGGATGAGGACTTCGAAGCGGAGGAGACGGACGACGTCGAGCACGCTGAGGAGGAGCCGGAGGCCGATGAGGCTGAGGGCGACGAGGATGACCCCACGCTCGGGGAGATCTTCGAGGGAATGACTGAGGAGCAGAAGACGGCGGTCTACGCCATCGTTGGACAGCTCGTCGATTCCGTAGATGAAGAGGCGGAGGAGTCTGAGACCGAAGAGGCTGAGGACACCGCCCATTCCGACACAACTGAGGATACTATGGCTCACAAGAACGTGTTTGAGGGCTCCGCTACCACCGAGGAGCTCCCCGTCCTGACTCACGCCCAGGTCGAGACCATCTTCGAGGACGCTCGCTCCAGCGGCTCCCTGAAGCAGGCCATCCTGGCCCACGCCGACGCTTACGGCATCAAGCAGATCGAGACCCTCTTCCCCGAGGCCAAGGATCTGTGGAACCAGCCGGAGTTCATCAAGCGCAAGACCGATTGGGTTAACTCCGTCGTCGGCGCTGCCAAGCACTCGCCCTTCTCCCGCATTCGCACTCGCTTCGCCGACATCACCGCCGACGAGGCCCGTGCCCGGGGTTACATCAAGGGCAATAAGAAGGAAGACGAGGTCTTCACGTTGCTGCAGCGTGTTACCTCGCCGACCACCATCTACAAGAAGCAGCGCCTTGACCGGGATGACATTCTGGACATCACTGACTTTGATGTCGTCTCCTACATCCGCGGCGAGATGAAGATCATGCTGGAGGAGGAGCTCGGTCGGGCCGTCCTCATCGGCGACGGTCGTCAGGCTTCCTCCAAGGACAAGATCAAGGAGGACTGCATCCGCCCGATCTACAAGGAGGACAGCCTCTACGCTCCTCGTGTCATCCTGGCTAAGGAGACCACCACCGAGGACGTCCTGGACTCCATCGTCCGCGCTATGGACGACTACGACGGCGCTGGCAACCCCACCTGGTTCGCCGAGCCGCACATGGTCACCGAGATCCTGCTGCTCAAGGACAAGATGGGTCACCGTCTGTTCCGCAGCGTCTCCGAGCTGGCCGACTACGTCGGTGTCTCGAAGATCGTCAAGGTCCCGCTCATGAAGGGCCTGCAGCGTTCCTCCGCCAAGAACGGTACTGTCGACGCCCTCGGTATCATCGTCAACATGTCCGATTACACCATTGGTGCAGACAAGGGTGGGCAGCTCTTCGCTGCCGAGGACTTCGACATCAGCTTCAACCAGTACCACTACCTGCTGGAGACCCGTCTCTCCGGTGCGCTGACTCACCCGAAGTCGGCCATCATCGTTGAGCGGAAGACCGAGGCTGGTAACGTCGTCGCTGAGCCGTGATGACTGATGGCCAAATTCTTCGGTGAGATAGGATTTGCTACACAGGTCCAGACCGAGCCGGGAATTTGGGAAGACAAAATCATCGAGAAGCAGTACTATGGCGATGTGTTTCGTGAAGCACGCCGCTTTGGTAGCAGCGATGAGATTCTGGGGAGTATTAATCTCAGCAACCAGATCAGCATTATCGCTGACGGGTTTTTAACGGATAATATCCAGAATCTCAAGTACGTTCGCTGGATGGGGGGACTTTGGAAAATCTCCTACGTGGAGCTGAAGTTCCCCCGTCTGGTTCTCGAGTTGACGGGGGTGCATAATGGACCGACGCCTAGCTCTCCATGAGAAGCTGGTAGAGATCCTCGGGTCGGACAAGGTCTATTACCAACCGCTCCCATCATTGAAGCTCTCGTATCCGTGCATCGTATACGAGCGGCATCCGGGTGATCCGATGTACGCGGACAACCTCAAGTATATCAAAGCAAACCGGTTCCAGGTTACTCTGATTGCCCGGCATCCCGAGGACCCGACACGAACGAAGATCGAGGACCTTTTGTTCAGCCGCCATGAGTCTAGACTCGTAGCGGACAACCTCTATCACGACATCTTCGACGTCTACTATTAGGAGTTAACATGGCTGCACTTGTCTGGGACAAGACTGGTGAGCGCCGTATTGAGACTGGTGTCGACCACTGTGCACTCTATGTGTACGACCCGGCTCAGAAGACGTACGGCAAGGGCGTTGCTTGGAATGGTATTACCGCCATCTCCGAGAAGCCCGAGGGCGCTGAGGC